GGATAATCAACGCGGTAATCATTAAGCACAATGCCATGCGTTTGCCGGAAGTAGCTCATAACCAGCCCCCAGCAGTCGGTATGTCCCAGCACAAACGCACGACCCACCAGCGGCAATTCCCCACGCGGCATCACGGTGCGTAAGTCCCCTTCAGGATAACTCACGATATGCCACGGTATTGCCATTGCATCACACTGCGCCTTATCCAGCTCACTTGGCTGCGTGGTGGCATCGGGGTGACTATGCACAATCCCCGTTACGGTTCCCCATTCTTCTGCTGCAATATAATCCTCTGGAGATAAATGAAACTGCTCCGTGGGATTTTCCGCGATATTACGGCAGGGAAAGTAGCGCTCCACGCGTGATTTCTGCGCCACCACGCCACAGCATTCAGCCGGATAAACCTCTGCGGCATGGGCCACGATAGCCTGTATCGTTTTCTCTCTCATGCTATTGCCTTATCAGTGCTGCACCCGGAAAACCGCCAAACGGCACCGGATTATTTTCACCAAAGCGCTTTTGACAATCGCTGAGTAACCCACCGCATTTATCCTGACTCGGATCATCAACCGGCTGCCCATTCTCATCGAAGTAGCGCGTCCCCGCGTAATCACACCCTTTGCCCGTTCGGTACCAACCGCGTGAGCACCATGTACAGAGCGAGTGGATCTGGCGCGTCGGTATTTGCAGGCCACGTAAATCAGCGGGGCTCGCCAACTCAAACTCAACAGTTTCATCGTTTTCGAGTGACTTACGGTCGATATAGTAAACCTGCTTTTTTTCCTGCTCGGGATCGGCGGTAGGATTGCCTTCGGGGAAGTTCTTAGCATCGAGGTAGTGAACCATCGTGTCATGGATTGTCACTTTGGCCTGTGCCATATCATCAAAGCGCAGACATAACGCCGTGATAAGCCCGTCAATATTGGACACGCTCAGCGTCGGCTGTGCGGCCTGTCCATCCGTGGACATTTCCAGCCCCTCAACCTGCACCGCCCATGGGCCATACTCATTCCCCTGCCACCAGATAGATTTCGCGGGCAGCTTGTTTTCATCCCCACCGGCTGCGATAAGCTCCTTTTCTGAGTAGGGAAGCGTACAACTGTGAAACCGCAACACATCAGCACCAAAGGCCGAACCATCAACCTCAAACAGCCGGACTTTATCGCCCGGCTCTAATTTTTGAATATCTGCGTTAATCATGGATGAAATGCCTGTATGAAAGTAGCGGAAAGCGAGTAGTTCCCCCCACCCAGCGCGTTCGGCTTGTACTGCTCACAGCGGTAAAGCCCCAAGGGAGATAGCGGCGGTTTCCACTGGAAAGAGGTTCTACCGGCATGCCGATCGAGGAACGCCGCGATCGCTGCGATATAAGCCTCACTGCCCACAAAATTGAGATCCCAATTCTGGGCGCGAAAGTTAATTCCATCCCCCGCCACCTGCGCATACCCATCCCCGAACTGCGCTTTACGTATTCGGAAAGTTGCATCCGCTGCCGCGTTGGTGCGTGGACTCCACTGAAATGTTTCGATAGCCATCAGCGCCCCTTTATCGCTCGTTGAATTGTTCCACCCGGTCGCAGGTCCCGATCGCGCAATGTGCGGTATCGCTGATCGACATAACGACCAATATCGGCACCGAACTGCTCATAGCCCACAGAGGCTTGGGTCGCCGTATTTCCTGTGCCATCAATATGAATATGAACCTGTGGCGCGGCACTCACGGTTTGCTGATTAGTTTCGACCGTACCGCGAACACCAAGAACACCATCAGCGCCACGCTTGAGCGGCATGATGGCTTCTTCCCCCGCTTCGCCCATAAGCCCCGCGCCTTTTGCGAAAGCAAACGTAGTGGGACGATCGACAATTTGCCCACTAAAGGCACTCAGCGACGGCGACGCATACACGCCCCCTTTGGCATTAGGAACATAGTTTTGCCAGCCAGTCCCCATGCCCATATCGCCAGTAGCACCACCAGAGCCGCTCGCCGCGCCACCGGCTGCTGCACCTGCAGCACTCATACCAATACCAAACAAGGATGAAAGCAGGCTGGACGCCGCCATGCGGGTCTGAATTTTGATAAGGTCCGCGATAACCGACGTGGCGAAGCTGCTGAAATTAAACTTCCCCGTCGTGGCAAAGGTCGCGACGCCATCAGCCATGGCATCAAAACTACTGACAGCCAAATCACGCATCTGCGCATACGCATTTTTGGAGGTTGTTACCCAATCGGATACCCCTTTGCGGAATCCCAACGAATAGCTGCCCTCCGCTTTAGCGCGTTCATCTGCACTGCTACGGACAATCTCGAGCTGCTTTTGCTGCTCACTGGCTAAAAATGCTGTCTGCTGGGTGTAAAGGGCTGAGTTTTTATCTGTCACTTCCTGCTCTAGCTGCACGCGGCGCTGGGTAAAATCCTCACGGATCTTTTGCTCCTCGAGCATCTGTTCATAGGCAGGCTGAGATAAACTCATTTCTGCCAATTTGTTGGATTGCTCAAGCTGGAGCGAAGCCGTTTGCTTAACGGCGTCCCGAGTTTGTTCCTGCAACTTCACGGCAAGTTGGCGCTGCTGGTTGGCTTTTTCCAGCGAGACGTTTTCTTGCAGTTGTGCGCTGAGTTGATCTTTCATCGCTAGCACACTTTTCTGGCCTGCGGTCAACTGCTTGCCTTGATAGCTTGCAATCTCTTGCTTAAAGGCCACCAGCTTGCGCTCAGAATCCGTGAGCTTGTCGGCTTCTGACTGCTGGCTGCGTAATACAGCAGCTTGTTCTTGGAGTTGTTGGAGGCGTTTTGCTCCCTCGTTTTCACTAAACGCTTTGGGTTTCACACCATACTGTTTGTTAATCCCACGTAACGCTTGCTGATATTCATCAGCCGTCAATTTCCCCGCTTTATAACGAGCGGTGACTTCTGTGGTAAGTCGTGCCTGTTCTTTACGGGGATTAGCGCCCGCCTTGATTGCAGCTGAAATTTCATTCTCAGTTTTGAGTTGTGCTCGTGCATCAGCCTGCGCTTTCTGTGCCTGTGCTTGCCGCTCTTCTGCCTGTTTTTTTGCTTCCTGAGCAGGTTTATCCGACACATCTATTTTTACACCGGCAGCAGCGGCTTGTGCCTGAGCGGTCGCTAATCGAGCCTGACTGATGATGCTAAATGCACCTGATACGCTGGTTTTCAGGGACTTCCATGCGCCCTCGAGCGCGCCTACATCATTTTCTTGCGCTTTGACCTTTTGGTTAGCGTCTTCAAGAACCGCTTTTTGTAAGAGTCCGCTAGCTTCGGTTTCTTTACCTTGGCGGCTTAACGTAGCGATTTGCTCAATTAAGGTGCTATTGAAAATAACGCCCTGATCGGTCAAGTCAGACATGGCTTTAAGAGGGTCATTACGCAGGCTTGTTAGCCGATTCACTAATTCGTCAGAACTGGCCCCCATTTCCTCTAAGCGCGTTCCCAGCGTCGCAACCTGATCGAGCATGTCCCCCGCAAATCCCGCACTCACTGCCGCCGATACCGCTTTAACTGCGCCTTGCGTTCCCCCTAAACGATCGGTTAACAGGCGAAGTTGGTTAACGGTCAATCCTGCCGTGTTACCACTCTTCAATAAGGCATTATTAAATGACTGCGTCTCAGCTTCAGTGCGCTGAAACGCGGTATACAGAGCGGTGGCCGCCGACACTGCCACCATGATCCCTAGTCCTACGGGACCACCGAGCAAGCTCATTGCGCTACGCATTAATCCGGTACTGACCGCCGCCGCACGCGCTGAGAATGAGACTTTCTGGTTAGCTGCACTTATCTGATTGAGCGAACTCAGAAGCTGCGTTTTCCCCGCGGCCTCACTCACATCAGCGGCCAAGACCGCCTTGGACGCCGCCGCCATTTGTTGTTTGGCCTTGGTCTCAGCAAGATCGGCCTCTCTGACCTGCCGGTTGATTTTGACGTACTCATCCTGATAGCTAACAGCAAGGCCGTATTGCTGGTTAACCTGTGTCTGAGCGGCGTAAAACCGCGCTAACTCCTGTGCCTGCTCGCGGGATGCCTGCGCACTTTCGCGACTCCGTTTTGCCGTGGCCATCTGCGCTTGTGCTTGCGTTCGCGCCGCTTGTGCGTTTTCAATCTGCTTGCTGGCGGCCTCGGCGCTGGCCTGCGCAGATACCCGCGCCAGCTCACGCTGAGAATCCCAGCTAACAGATAACTTATCGAACCCAGTGAGCGTGCGCTCAATGCTCGGGATCAGCGCATTGGCGAGCGTACCTGCGGCAACATTACTCCCCGATGCAAAACTGCTCACGATAGTACGGATCTGCTCAAATCCGCCGCCTGATTGACTGAGTGCATCAGACAACGAGCGAATTTGAACGCCGGTATTACGCGCCTGCGCGCCGGTTTGTGCCAATACCACGCTGGTTTTAGCCGACTCTTGCTGCGCCTTGGCGGTGAAACTTTTCGACGCGTTTTCTGCACTGCGGTATGCATCCACAATCTGCGACTTAAATCCTGCCGAGTTGAGATGGAGTGCGACCGCTAAACTGGCAACATCACTCATAGGTTTAATTTCCTCATGACATCCGCACACTGCGCCTCAACATCACTTTTCAGTAACGCTGATAAAGGGGACTCGGTATCGGTGTGTGGGGTTTCTGACGGGGCAGGATCGTCAAGTGCAAAGAACGCACGCCAATGTTGCAAAATGCTGGCAGGTAACGCGGCAATTTTTCTCGGGTCTGGCTCCCCCCAACGATCGGCTAATGTGAATATCAGCCGCAGCAGAGGGGAGTCGGTTAGTTTTTTTGCGCTTCCTCCAGCGTGCCGTAACTGTGGCGCTGGACTAATAGGCTGGCATCGAGCAGCGCGGTATTCGCGTGAGCACGCAGTAACTCGTCGGCGGTCGGCAACTGTTCAGCGGGAATAGCGGCCCCTGTCTCATCAACAATGGCGCTTAACACTAACTCAGCACCGAGCAAGCTGGTTGCGTGCGCATCGTTTTTATCTTGTAGTGTCTTGAGTTTTGCCTCGTAGTCATAAAGCTCGCCCAATGTCAGTTGGCGAATAGAGACGTTTGCGCCAAACAGCTGACAGGCAAGAATATTGGCTGAAGGGGTGAGCAACGCCGTTTTCAGGTTTTTCATAGTATGTCCTTGATATAAAAAACGGCCCGTAGGCCGCATAAGAGATTAAGAAATCGCGATAACCGCGTCCGAGCTGGTGACCGGCGCTAATGCCGCAGAGGAAATCACAACGTGATAGGTTCCTGCATCGCTCGCCGTGACGGACGCTTTGGTCAGCGTATTTGCGTTGGCACCCGGTACTGCTTTGCCGTCTTTAAACCACTGATAAGACAGCGGCGCCCCGTTGCTTGCCGAGGCGGTAACTGATAAATCCAACGCATCGCCTGCCGCCAGTGTTGCGCCAGTAGGTTGAGCCGATACGTTGATCACGGCTTTGGGACAACACCCCACTTCAGGTTGTTTTGTTTACCCTGTACGGTGATCTGGATAACCTCACTTGCCGGAGCGGTGATTTCATTCATCTGCCAACCGGATAACGCCAGCAGCATTGTGGCCGTTCGGCGGTTCGGTAGCTCAATATAGAACTGCACCGTTTGACGTGCTTCAGCGGCATTTAAGAAATCAGCAAAATCCTCGTTATCCGGATCGTCAACAAAGCCCAGCGATTTTTCAGGCCCCTCCGGTAAATCAGAAATAAACTGTTTGCTAGTATCAATCAGCGTGGTGCAATCCACAAAGCTACCCGTCTGCCCCGTTGCCCCCAACGCCTTACAGTTAATCAGCGGTTTTAACGCGGCAACCTCAGCGCCTACCGCGCCCCATTTCACCACGGTACCCGCAGGCAGCATGGCGTATTCTGGCGAAGTTTTTTTATCATCAGCCATCGTTTTCTCTCTTCATTTGGTTGGTATAGCGAGTGCTATTGGTTTTGTTCAATACCGGCGCGTAACTCGACGGCGAGAACGCGAAGAATGCGGGATTTGTTGTAATCCATGGCAGGACGGATAAACGGCGCTGCCACCTGTTTGATGGTGCCGAACTCTTGCGCCAGCGCTTTCATATGGTGCTTTTTACTGGGGCCTACTCTCAGCGTAATCACCGTAAGGTACTTATCATTATTCATGAGGCTGGTACTGCGGATTTTGATGGTATCGCGCATGTGCTCACCGGCGTTGGCGTCGTCGAATCCAGCGTGCGCTTTCATATCTTCCAATACCGGAGCCAATGCTTCGCGCCCCGCGTTACGCATTACTTTTACGGCCTTATCCCCCATGGCCAATAATTGCCGCTCAAGCTCCTGCAGTCCTTTCACCTCGATAGTGATCATGGGGAAACCTCAACATACGTAATGAAATACTCCCGTAAGAGATCATAGAGTTGCTGGTTACTGGTTTGTGGGGTCGGTGTTTCTCGTAAGTTTCCGCGCTCGACATACTGAACGGGAAAATCGGCAATAAAGCCGTGGCGTATCGCCTGCCACTTTCCCCAAATCAGCCGATCTAACATTTTCAATCGCGTGTAATCATTAAGAATAATGATGCGCATCTGAAAACGCGCACGCACAACCGAAGTCCGCACAAGCCCTATTTCAAGTGGTGGATCGGACACGCATTGGTAGGTGATCCCCTCCACCACATCTGCTGGCAGTAATAAGGGATAAACCGGCAGACCGGTGAGCGCTTCCAGTTCTGTTTTAATGGCCTGTTCTATCATGACGAATATCCGCCTCCGCCGTAATGATGAGCCGATCGGCATGGGTACGATCGGTTGAGCGCACCGTGAAGAACTGTTGCCCAAAAACAACCTGCCAGTCCTGCGCAACATCCTCGCGCGGTCGCAGCGTAAATTGGTAGGTCTGGACAACCTGCTGTTGTTCGACGGTGCGGATTTTGCGATCAGAAATCGGTTCAACCTTTGCCCATGTCTTTGCCACGTCTACCGGCTCCTCCGGCAACGGCTCCCCGAGAGGGCCGCGCCGTTGCTCAATCCGTCTCAATGTAATGCGTTTATTCAGCTCGCCAGCCGAGAGGGGTTTCATAATGGTTTAAACCGGTAAGGCTCGAGCAGCGCACGATAGGAGAACGGCACCGGCATTAATTGCTCTGGGCTGACTGCTTCACGGTTGGCATACCAATGTCCCACCATCATCATCAATGCCAGCTTGATATCGGTCGTCAATAGCAGCGCATCGCCCGAAACATCCTGCTCTTTCTCCACCAGCGTGCGGTTTAAGAAGGTTTCAGCAGCAGCCTTCGCCGCCTGTGCATAGAGCGTTAACAGTGCGTCTTCGCTCTTATCATCAATACGGCACTGTTGGCGTAGCTCCTCTAATTCTGGCGTCATAAGCACCTCAAGAAAGGCGGCATAACGCCGCCATGGGATTATTTAGAGGCAGGTGCTGCCGCCAGTTTGAGGAGTTTCACCGCATGGCTGTCCACCATCATCGAGCCCACACGTTTTGTGGTGTAAAAACCGACAAACGGCTTTTTGGTGTACGGATCACGCAACATACGAACACCGATGCGATCCAGAATGGTGAAACAGCGCTTAAAGTTACCAAAGCCAATCGGTGTGGCATCCCCGCCGATATCGGGGAACTGTTCGTTCTCCGCAATGCCATAGCTCAGCAACGAAGACGGCTGGCCCAACTGCAAGCCCGGCTGCCACAGGTAGTTGCCCTGTGAATCTTTCAGGGTACGCACAGTAAACAACGTGCTGTTATTCATCATAAAGCGTGCGCCGTTGCGGTACGGCTTACGCAGCGTATACACCAGCTTGATGATTTCATCGGCGGTAATGGCCGTCGGTTTAGCCGCCAACAAATGCTGCAGCTTGCCCCAAGCACGATCCTTATCCGCTTCATCCGTACTGCCGTAGGTCAGTAAGCCCTTGGGTTTTTTACTGCCATCGCCGTTAGTGAAAGCAATCTCTTCTTGCTCAGCAAACTCCTGCGTGAGCTCCGTGGTAATAAAATTCTCTACGTCAAAGTACGCATCATCGAGCATGGTTTGCGTAGCCATCGGGTTGGCGTAAATCTCCCCCCAAACAGGCTCAATAATTGCCAGCTTTGAGGTGTTAGTTTCAGGACGCGCATCGGTTTCCCCTACCCAGCCGCTATTCGTCCCACCTTGATTCACCAATTTTTTATAGTTTGGGGTCCCCATGGTGATCACGTTACATTCGGCACGCATCACCACTTCATCTTTCAACGCGCTGATGATATTGCGATCCAGTTCTTCCGGTACCGCATAGCCCCCATCTGGATCGGTTGTGGTCTGCATCGCTTTACGTTCCAGATCGGCCAACCCATCTTCTTTACCCTTACGCACAAACTGACCGAATGCCGTCTTATGCTCAGTCGCCGCTTTTGAGCCGTTACCACCACCGGGACGTTTTACTGCCACTAGCTCCTCTTCTAATGCCGATTTCAATGCATCGAGCTCGGTCAGTTTGCCGTTAAGCGTCTCAACGGTTTCAGACAGCTTGCCCTTTTCCTGCTCGATAGCCTCAAGGCGCTTATCATTTTTCTGGCGGAACTCGTCAAAGTTACCTTTCAGCTCATTCGCGACCTGTTCAATGTCTTTAATATCTACAGCCATGGTGTTACTCCTGATTAAAATTGATTGATTTCAGTGCATTTAATGCCGCGCTCAGGTCGCCAGCGTCTCGCTGTGAAAGTGCGCTGTAGCCATCCGCCATAAATGCCTTGGCTTGGCTTTTGGAAAGTCCAACGTCTCGCAGGACTCGCTCAATACTTTTGGGTGATGGCGTCTCCCCACGCGCAAATGCGGATTTCACATCGCTCACACGCGCCTCATCATTGGCAGGGAACGTCACCGGACTGACCTCCCAAAGGTCGATCTCTTTAAGCAAGAAAGCTTCTTTAGTGCGGTCGTATTCGTAATCGTTCAGCGCGTAGCCAATAGAAAGGCCGGTTAAAGAACCGGCCTTCATGTGGGCATGTGCGCGTTTGGCGAGAGGGTCATCATCGATGAGTAATCGCCCCCGAACAAAGAGCCCCACCTCATCCTCTTTCATCTCGGTATAAATCCCGATGGGCTCTTGCATATCGTGCTGCCAGAGCATTGCCGGTAAGCTGCCTTTTTCGCGCCAAAGGCTGAGCGATTTAGTAAAGGCACCCGGTACAACGATGTCATCGAAACAATCTTTGACGCCGAACACCGAGCCGTAGCCCTCAAACTCACCGCTGTCGCTGACTGACTTGAGTTTCAGTGGCACATCAAGACGTTGTTTGATCATCGTCATTGGGTTCTTCCTGTGGTTTAGGTTTTGCGCTGTCGGTCGGCTTCGTGGTCATATTCATCGGGGTGAGATACACATCACCGCCCGGACGCGGGTTACGATCTTCTAATTCAAGGCAATCATTAGGGGAGTACATTCCCCAGTTGATAGCGGTGGCGTAGGCTTCAAAACGAGATTTCATGTCACCGCGTAACAACGCCCCAACGTTAAATTTGGCGTATAGCTGCCCTTGTTTGCTGGCCTTCACTAATCCAAGATTAATTCGCTGTTCAATGCGGGTGAGGTAGGGAACAAGCGAGTAATTAATAAAACCGATCCCAAGGTTCTCAATATTGTTGAACGTCGCATGATCGGTGTTTTGCACCAGATGCATGGGCACACGGAAAATGCGGCAAATCTCCTCGAGCTGAAATTTACGGGTTTCTAAAAACTGAGCATCTTCAGCCGAGAGACTGATTTGGTTCCATTTCAGTCCCATCTCCAAAATCATTGGCTTGTGGGCGTTCGCCAACCCTTGATGCCTATCTTCAAAATCGCCTTTTAAGCGATTAAAGGCCTCATCCGATAGCGTCTGATCCGTTTCCAGTACCCCACTGGTGACCGCGCCATTACTGAAAAGGCGTGAACCATGCTCTTCCGTTGCCATCCCCAGTCCGATCGCCTGACGTGCATACGCAATCGGACTTAGTCCATTGAGGCCATCGAGCGTAAAGATACGCACATGCCAAATCTCTTTCTGGCTCAAGGTATCGCTTGAACCATCGGGAAACGTCACCTGATAGACCGGCTCCCACTGGCTGTTTAGTTTGGCGACAACGCTACCAGGATCGAGCGGGAGCAACTCGACAACCTCCCCCAGCGCCATAACTTTGTACGCAAAAAAGTTACCGCGCAGACATAAACAGGCGATGAGTAATTCCCAAAACTCTTGGGGGGTCATATAGCCGTTAGGTTTGACCGAAAGCAGCTTATAAAGCCGTTCTTTAATGGCCTTTTTGCTTCCACGTTCTAATTGTTCATACAGAGAGCAAGGCAACATGCCCACCGATTCAGCTAACACGCGAACACACCCAAATACCGCGGTAAGCTGCATAGCCAACTGTGGGCTCACTCTTTTTCCTACATAAGTGTCATAGGAAATGCCGATAAGCTCACTGAGCGCCTGTGGTGTCATCGCCTTATCACCCGACTTTTGGAACATACCCGGAAAGAACATCACCCCTCCTTATCGGGGTTCCCCGTCTGGGTACCCAACATCCGAGACACCAAGAAAGACCAGACCAAACACAATAGGCCAGCCACAATAAATCCTGCAGGCGGATATATTCGCCACACGCCATACGTCAAAAAAAGAGCGCCAGCGAGCCCCACCAAGATCGACAAGGCGGTAAAAAAATGTGGTAAAGACATAATGGTTAAACCGTTAGAGGGAACGAAGGCCGTAGGTCTCGATGTGTGTGGAAAGGCTATCACCCACTTCACCACCGTTGACCAGTAATCGACTCATGGCAGTAAACAGCGCGGCGGGACCATCAATTTTGGCCTCCGGCGTCGATTTATTGGGGAAGATATTGTCATTTTTATCTGGTTTTACCGTGACGTTCGACATCATCCAGTTCATCACGGGATGGTTGCTATGATGGAAACGCCCCCCATAAACCAAGGCTTCGAGCTCCTTCATTGCCTCAGAAAAATTACGCACCGTCTGCGGCACCTCCACTAGCGGCAACCCTTCTTCCGCTAATGCCAGACTAAACTGTGTCGCGCTCCATGGGTCAAAACCAATCTCTTTAAGGCTTTCGCCCGTTACCCATATTTGCAGCTCTTCTTTAATCTGCCCATGATCGATAACGTCACCGTCTGTCAGAATGAGCTTATCCATATCAGCCCATTTGCGATAAAGCTCTGCCTGTTGGCGCGAACATCGTTCTAATCGCCCTTCAGGTAACCAGAATTTAAAATCAGCATGCACATGGCCATTGTTGGCCTGCCATACTTTGACCGCCGCACAAATATCAATTTTGTTAGATAGGTCTACACCCACCCACATTGGGTAGGTTTTTAGTTCATGCTGAGGGGCAAGGTATTCGCATTTATCCCATTTCAGCATGTCCATCCACGCAGACTCAGCGGTCACCCAAATATTTAAATGCTTGGTGTAGAAGTTAATACGCGCTGATACCTGCTCTTTGGCTTTTTTGGCAAGACGGCGCAAATCATCCCAACGCTTACAAATACCCAAGCCGGGATTGGCCTTTTGCCATACCGTCTCATCAAAGGGATCATCATCCGCATCCAGCGTAAAAATAATGGCAAAAAAGGTATCGTCATCCACCTGCCCACGCAGCACCTTAATGGCATAGTCGCGCTGTTCGTAGCAGATCCCTTCTTTATTAAAACCCGCCGTCGTTATGGCAAAGAGTAAAGATTGCAAACGTGCGCCGGTCGCCGTTTCCAAAACATCCCACACATCACGGGTTTTATGTGCATGCAGTTCATCGACCACCGCGCAATGAATGTTAAGGCCATCAAGGTTATTCGCCTCACTGGATAGGGGGAGAAACCGCGATGAGGTTTGCTCTTGAAAGATAGCGAGCTTATTAAATTCAAATAATCGCCCGAGCGTGGGTTTTGCTTGCTTGACCATGCTTTTTGCATCGTCAAAAACGATACGCGCCTGATCGCGAGTCGTGGCAGCAGAGTATACCTCAGCCCCTCCTTCTCCATCCGCGCCCGTCATATAAAGACCGACACCCGAGGAGAGTGTTGATTTAGCATTTTTACGCGCCACTTCGTTATAGGCCGTTCGAAAACGTCGCACCATCACAGGACGGCCACTGCCATCATTGCGTAGCACCACCTCTCCGGTATTTTCATCCACTAGCGGGATCACAAACCCAAAAATATTGATGAGAATGAAAACATGCCAATCCATCAGTTCGATAGGTTTTCCGGCTAGGTTACCCTTCACGTGGGGAACGAATTTATAAAAATTAAGGATATGTTGAGCGCGAGGTTCACTGAAAAAGACACCGCGCTTCTCACCGTTTTTGAGGTCATCTAGAAAACGCTGGCAAGCTAGCTTAACCAGATCACAAGCAATGATTTCCCCCGCCACGACTTTTTCAGCGTAGCGAATACCATCAGCCACCTTTGCCATTTAGTCTCTCGCTTTTAAGAATTCGGCGAACGGGTCTTCGCCTGCTGGTGCTTTTATTTCGACTTTAGATCGACTCGCAGGCGTCATACCAAACTCAGATAACATTGCGCGGATACGTTTCCATGCATCAGCCTTCATCATGGCTGCCGGATGCGGCTTTATCATGCGGATCTCTCGCTCTTTTCTTTCATCACCATCGCTTTCGCTATAAACGGCGTAGGTATACCCCTCGCGATCCAACGTGTCACAGTGATGCCGATACTCAATGTAGGCTTCAACCAATAATTCCAAAGCCCGTCCATCGAGTTGTGACATAACGCCGAGAGCGTCGAGCTCCTCGGCCATACGCTTAAACCAATACTTCCCCTGCTTATCAAAATACTTGGGAGTTGGGGGTACCCCTGAAGGGGGCTTGGGCTCGTTTTTGTTTATAGCGCGTTTTGATGGGTTACCCTTCACCAAACGTAGATGGGTCGGGGTTTTCGGTGGTCCTGACATAATCGAAAACTCCTATTAATCATCGGTT